TGCTGCAGATGTAAGTGTGAGTGTCTTGAGAGGTGGAGTAGATTATTATCTTGCAAAGACAGTAAGTGTTCCTGCCGATGCAACACAAATTTTGTGCTCTAAGGATATTTACTTTTATCTGGAAGAGAATGTAGGAATCAGAGCACAGGCAAGTGCTGCTGATGATATTCATATTACGATAGGATACGAAGAGATTTCATAATGCTTGGATTCAATGGTGGAAGAATAGGAAACCAAAATGTAGTAACTACGACTGTTGCTGATGGACTTTGGACATCTTCCGATTATATCAAACAAATTCGTAATGAATTGTGGCCTGGATTAATCGTCACCGATGGACTTGTATTGAACCTTGATGCTGGAAATAGTGCTTCTTATCCTGGTAGTGGAACTACTTGGTATGATTTGAGTGGTAATGGGAATAATGGAACACTAATTGGAACTCCAAGTTATACAGCATCTCCTGGTTATTTTGATATTACAAGCGATAATACTTATGCAAGATTAAGTTCCTATAGTCACGGAACAAATGATTTTACTTATTCTATGTGGGTAAAATTTGACGCCTTTGATTCTTTGGATACTTTGTTTGAAAATGGAAGTTATGTTGATTCTTTATTGTTTAGGGTACAAAACACAACTTCAATTAGGGTATATACTGAAGGTTCACTGAGAGGGACATTTACTTGGAGTCCAAGTACAGACAATTGGTATAATGTTGTATATACAAGATCGGGATCGACCAATACACTATATGTTAATGGAACTCAAAGTGGATCAACATTTACAAATCAAACAAACATAAGTATTTCTAATTCTTATACATTCTTAATGAGATCGCAACATACCTCCAATCAGTTCATTAATGGTCAGTTGGCACAATATGCAATGTATAGTAAAGCACTCACTGCATCAGAAGTTACTCAAAACTTTGATGCTCTCAAAGGTAGATATGGTCTTTAAGGAGTTATAAGAATGCCATTGTATAACGGAGGAAGAATTGGTTCTAATAATGATCCAACAACATCTTTAGCATCAGGTCTTTGGACAGGACTAGAGCAGTGTGATGCTGTTCGTAGAGTGATATGGCCTGGATTAATATTACCAATCGTCACAGATGGTCTTGTATTGAACCTTGATGCTGGAGATATCAACTCATATTCATATCCTGGTAGTGGAACTACTTGGACTGATTTGAGTGGGCAGGGCAATAATGCAACTCTGACTAACGGACCTACTTATAGTTCTGCTGATGGTGGTTCCATTGATTTTGATGGGTCTAATGACTTCGTTACTACGAGCAACCAACTAGATCCAGCAGCTGATGGTTTATTTGCAGACTCCTCAAGCTCTTGGTCCGTCACTTCATTTTTCAATTCGGATACAATTGCATCTGGACAAGATGCTATTACTGGAAAAGGTGGTGGAACAGGAACGAGTGCCACTTATGTCACCTTTAGAGATGGGAGTGATCTTAACGTAAGACTACGTGGAGGAACTATTGATACAATTTCATCTATCTCTGCAAATACATGGTACGAAGTGACTGTAACTTGGGACGGATCTACAGCTAAGGCATACATGAACGGTGTTTTTGAAACTAATATATCGGTCGGTACTGCAGCAAACCAATCCAATAACTTCTGTATAGGTGCAACAAACGATGGGAATAGCATTTGCTTTAATGGTAAAGTTTCTATTACTTTGGTTTACGATAAAGCACTCACTGCATCAGAAATCACTCAAAACTTTGATGCTCTCAAAGGTAGATATGGTCTCTAAATAATTAAAAAAAACAATGGCATTATACTCATATAAAAATCAATATCCAAAATCATTACCAAATCGTATTCGTCTTCCAAACGGATTCACAAGAACTGATGCTTCCACTTTTACTGAAGAAGAAATAGTTAGTGCGGGATATACTGGTCCCTATACATACCCATCTTACGATTCAACAATAGAAAAAGTGGAATGGGTTGGAGATGCATTTACCACAAGACCATACAACGATCAAGAGATTGAGAATCAATGGAGTGTAATTCGCAATCAAAGAGATAATGTATTAAAAGAAAGTGATTATACACAGGTAAGTGATTATAATTTTGAGATTACAAACACAGAAGAATGGAAAACATACCGACAAGAACTGAGAGATATTACATCACAATCAAATCCTTTTGAAATTACCTGGCCCATAATGCCTTCTAATGAACCAGAAGAAGTTATAGATGCTAGTGATGGTTCTGAAGTATAAATAACTAAAAAGTCTTAAGATGGCAGATAGAACAAGACGAACTGGTGATTTAGTATCTTATAATAATATATTTGTTGATATTGTTAATGATCGTATTGGTATAGGAATAGAAAATCCAACAGCAAAACTAACTGTAGATGGTGATATTAATTTAACTTCAGGTATTATCACTGCCACTTCTGGTATTGTAACTTATTATGGTGATGGTCAATATCTACAGAATATTGTTAGTGGTGATGGAGGTTCAGGAACTTTTGATACCGGAATTACAACATCAATTTATACTGCAGTTACTGGTGGTATTGGAACTGCACAGGCAGGACTTAGCACAATTGCAGCAAATAATGACATCTTTATTGGTCCTGGAATTGCAACGCAATTCCCAGCAACGGCAGGTAAGAGTTATGTAATTGAGTCTATTCATGTAACGAACATTTATAATACAAATCTTTATTTTACATCGAGACATGATTTTAATGGTGGACAAAATGTTCCGACTACGCAGAGAGTTGTAGTTCCTTATCAGGGTGCGGTAGAACTTTTAGAGCAACCAATCATCGTAAATCCATCAGACAAATTAAGATTCCAAGCATTTGCTGGTGTAGGAACAACTGCAACTGGTATTAATAATGGATTGGATTCATTTATTGTTTATTCTGAAAAGACTGATACTGATTACATCGGAACTGGTGCAACAGTCGTAACACCAGCAGGAACAGAACTCTTCACATCAACTACAAATCCATCAGTTCTCCAATCAATTCGTTTGTGTAATTATGATTTAAATATTGATGTTGATGCATCAGTATCCATTTATCGAGGAGGAAGTGTTGGAGGTATTTTAACCACAGGTGTCAGACAAGGATACTTGGTGTATAATTTAACAGTACCCAAGAATAGTGTAATTGAGATTTTAGAGAGACCAAAGTATCTTGCCGCAAATGACACTGTTGTTGTAGGGATTGCCGGAACCACTCTTACAAATAGTCTTTCTTCTACTTTATCCGGTAAATATATAACATAGTATTATTGAATTTTTTTATGAGTAAATTGAAAGAAGGTATTATTTTTCCGACTAATTTTTATACTGCTGATTTGTTCAATGAACATCAGAATCAAAAGTATAAAAACTTTTTAATGGAACTTTCTATGAGAACAGAAGGTGAGAGGAGAAGTAATCGCAATGGTTGGCAAAGTGATACTTTTTTGTGGAGAGAGGAAATTTTCAAACCTCTTTTAGATGAAGCACTTAATGCTTCACAAATAATTGCCAAGAATTTATCAAATAAAGAACTTCCTCAAATGGTTGTGAGAGCAATGTGGGGAAATATCAATCCAAAAGGTGGATTTAATTTCACTCATGTTCATCCTTCTGGGTGGTTGAGTGGAGTATACTATATACAATTACCTGAAGGAAATAATGAAATTGTTTTTCAGGATCCAAGACCTGCAAGAATGATGGACTTTCAGAGAAGTTCTTTAGTTAAAGATGAATACTTTTCACATTATCCAAAGGTAGGTGAGTTACTTTTGTTTCCTTCTTGGTTGCCTCATTTTGTTTCACCGAATACATCAGATCAAAATCGAATTTCTATTTCATTTAATGTTGAGTTAATAGTATGAGTATCTTAATTGCAATGCCTTGTTATGGTGGATTGGTCAGTGATAAAACTGTGAAGGGTTTATTTAATCTCGGTAAAAATTTAAGAAGTGCTGGAGTTGATCATGGTCTTTTAACGATGTCAAATGAAAGTCTTGTGACTAGAGCAAGGTCAAGAATAGCAAACTTCTTTATGAATAATACAGAGTATGAGAGGATATTATTTATTGATGCTGACATTGGATTTCAATCAGAAGATGTATTCAATCTCTTAAAGTATGATAAAGATATTGTATGTGGTGCTTATCCGATGAAAGGTATTCCACTTCGTTATAATTATAATTTTTCAGAACCAAGAGAAGAAGAAGGTGAATTGATTAAAATTGAAAACATTGGGTTTGGTTTTTGTTTAATTAAAAGAAAAGTATTTGAAAGTATTCAGCAAAAACATGGTGAAGAACTGAAGTATTATCCACCAACAAATAACAGTTCAACACCACCAACGGAAAAAGAGTATCATAATTCTTATCATTACTTTTTAGAAATTAGAAAAGACATGAGTTTTCTTCCAGAAGATTTCTCATTTTTTGAAAGAGCAAAGAGTGTTGGACATTCTTCTTGGTTAAATAGTAGTATAAGATTAGAACATGTAGGTTCTCACGTTTACTGCGAAGGATAACTAATGGCACGGGGAGTTTTCGGTCTCAATAAAGTTTACAAGAGGCAATACCAAAACATAAAAGACGACAACTTCGAAAGTTGGCCAGAGAGTGCTACTTATGGTTACTTTGGTGGTGGTAGACATACAACATCAGGTAGTTTTGATACAATAGACCGTATTGATTTCTCTAATGAGACTACATCAGCACCAGGTAATGACTTACCTCAAGCAAAAACTGGTTTGGTAGCAGTCTCAAGTAATTTTTATGGTTACTTTGGTGGTGGTTCTTTATCATTTGACCTTATTGATTTCTCTAATGAGACTATATCAGTATCAGGTATTAATCTACATCAAGCGAGAAATAGTTTAGCAGCAACCTCAAGTAATTCTTATGGTTACTTTGGTGGTGGTTTTAATCCACCCTTTCCATATAGTTCTCTTGACATAGTAGACCGTCTAGATTTCTCTAATGATACTACATCACCAGTAACTGCTACCTTATCTCAAGGAAGACATGCTTTAGCAGCAGTCTCAAGTAATTCTTATGGTTACTTTGGTGGTGGCAATCGACCAGGCCCGGATATGCCTGGCCATGCTACAGATACAATCGACCGTCTTGATTTCTCTAATGAAACCACATCACCAGTAACTGCTACTTTACCTCAAGCAAGACAGTCTTTAGCAGCATGTTCAAGTAGTTCTTATGGTTACTTTGGTTGTGGTTATTTCCCTTCACCAAATACTTATGTTGCCACAGTAGACCGTATTGATTTCTCTAATGAAACCACATCAGCACCAGGTAATAATTTATCTTCTGCAAGAAATCAGTTAGCAGCAGTCTCAAGTAGTTCTTATGGTTACTTTGGTGGTGGTAGTCCTAATAGAGACACAATAGACCGTATTGATTTCTCTAATGAGACAACATCACCAGTAACTGCTACTTTATCTCAAGGAAGAAGTGGTTTAGCAGCAGTCTCTGGAGGAGCATCACAAAGAATAAAAGGTTCGAGAACTTATGGTTACTTTGGTGGTGGTTCTCCATCTCCTGATGGCAGAATAGATCGTATTGATTTCTCTAATGAAACTTTAACAGTACCAGGTACTGGTTTACCTGAAGCAAGACGTGGTTTAGCAGCAGTCTCAAGTAATTCTTATGGTTACTTTGGTGGTGGTTTTGCTCCACCTACTACTGTCTGTACAATTGACCGTCTTGATTTCTCTAATGATACTGTAACAGTACCAGGTACTGGTTTACCTGAAGCAAGATTTGGTTCAGGAGCAGTATCAAGTAGTTCTTATGGTTACTTTGGTGGTGGTGAGGCACCACCTCAGGTTAACACAGTAGACCGTATTGATTTCTCTAATGAGACAACATCGGCACCAGGTAATAATTTAACTCAAGCAAGAGCTTCTTTATCAGGAACCTCAAGTAATTCTTATGGTTACTTTGGTGGTGGTTTTGGTCCACCTTCCACTCCGTCATTTTATAAGGATACAATAGACCGTATTGATTTCTCTAATGAGACTACATCACCAGTAACTGATACTTTATCTCAAGGAAAAAATGGTTTAGGAGCAGTATCAAGTAGTTCTTATGGTTACTTTGCTGGTGGTGGTAATGGACCTGAGGTTGACACAATAGACCGTATTGATTTTTCTAATGAGACTGTATCAGCACCAGGTAATAATCTACCTGAAGCAAGAGCTTTTGTTGGATCAATTTCAAGTAGTTCTTATGGTTACCTTGGTGGTGGTCAAACTAATCCTGATGCTGACACAATAGACCGTATTGATTTCTCTAATGAGACTACATCACCAGTAACTGATACCTTATCTCAAGCAAGAAATAGTTTAGCAGCAGTCTCCAACTAAATAATCAAAATTACACTATGAAAAAATGAGGTCTGGAGCAACTGAAAGTTCTTTTTATTATCTTGCTCAACATTATAAATTTCCAGAAAATGTTGAAGTATCGAGAAGTATAGAAGAACTTATACAATCAAATAAGCAATACAAAATACTTTGGGCACATGATAATTGTGACCAACCACAATTTCTAAGACTTCCTGAACTTGCATCTCAAATTGATAAGGTTGTTTGTGTATCAAATTGGGAAGCAGAACAATATATCAAATATAATCGAGCACCTGCAGATAAGATTACTGTAATTTACAATGGTGTTGCAGATTTATTTAATCCAAAAGAATCAAAATCGAAAACTGCAATTTTCTTTTCGGCACCCCATAAAGGAATTACACCACTACCAAAAATCTGGAAACAGGTAATTAAAAATCATCCAGATGCAAAACTAAAAGTATTTTCTTCTTATGACCTTTATGGTCAGGATCATGTAGAAAGAATTAAACACCAAGAGCACTTTGATGCGATAGAAGAACTTAAGTCTCTTCAGGGAGTAGAGTATTCACCATGTATTGATCGTGAAGAACTTTTACCACACATTCAGGATGCTGCATTCTTTATTCATCCTAATGTATGGGAAGAAACCTTCTGTGTTTCG